GCGTCAGCAACGCGCTTCCAGTCAAAGTCAGCGCCACACTTGTTACACTTCCCACGCCAGCAGGTAAGTCGGCGAAAACTAGCGGGCGAAAGCCTGGAGTTGCGGCGCCGCCAGAAACAGGACCGGCAAAAACCAGATTCGCGTTCTGATTCGCCCAAGTGAGAGCGATAGTTCCCGAAGTCAAGATAGGCGAGCCGCTGACGGACAATTCAGCGGGAGTCGTCAGCGCAATACTTGTGACCGTGCCGCCGCCTGGAGTAAGTACCGCCTGGTCTGGAAATACCTGAGTAGGGATTCTATTGAACGGGTCGAAGTAAACCAGCGTGTACGTTCCAGTCGCCACGTAGAAAAAATAATTCCCGTTGCCGTCAACGGTCACAGGATTTGCCAGAGGTGTTGTTCCTGTCGAATCTGTAGATAGCGAGGCTAGCGGAGATGGCGGGATTACGTTCGTTGTCGCCGGCTGAGTGCAGATGTAGACTTCCGCACCAGGTACAGCTTCACCGATGGCGTTGATAACGATGCCGTCAAAGCGAAAGGTGCTCATGCGCCAAACCCCGATTGGCCTATTGTGCCGTTGCCGCCGTCAGGGTCATTTGAGCCACCAGCTCCGTAAGGCAGCCTTCTGTACTGTACGGTTTGCGAGCGTCGAACGTACTCTTCGGCCATATCACTGAGGCAGGAATCGCCTTCGGCTTCGACATCTTGCACCACTTTAGGATTAGCTCCACGAGCGCGTCCGTACATGGCCGCGATGTAATTCGCCAGACAATCTTGACAATCGAGAACTTGTACGGATGTACTCGCAAAATCAGCCGCAGGAACATTGAGCGGAGCAAATGAATACTGATAGCGCAGGCGAAGATTCTTAACTAGCGTAGAACCCACCATATAAATTTTGTAGTTTCGCCATTCCCAATATCCGAGGTATGCGCCTTGTAGGACGGATGGCAAACCCTCTTGAGGTTGAGTCATCGGCTGAAATGGGAAACCAGTGCCCACGCTTTGTTCTTCGAGCACATATGGCTGTAAAAGGTCGCTCGGCAGGGCAGGGCTCGCGTGCATCGTCGTGCCATCAAAATAGCCATCAAATCCGATGCTGACTTGTACATTCGCGTTGGTCGTGACAACTGGAGTGACGTTATTGAGAATTACGTTATCTTTGATCGGGAACGTCGCGCCTTCGAGTCGCATCTTGCGTTGCATCTTGCGGAAAGCTGAATTGAATAGAGGAACCGTAAAGGGAGCGTTATTGGTGAAGATCCGGCCTTGCTGTCCTGCAATCCCTGGAAACGTATCGTTCACAATCGAACGGACCAGTTGCATAGTCTCGTCGAGAGTTGGAAAACCGAGCTGCGGGAAAGCTGGCATTCATGCCTTTCTCTTTCAAAAACTAACCTGAGAGAGTTTGAGTTCCGCCGAAATCGGGTAAACGGCGGGATACTGAAACTCTCCCAGGAAAGATCGTTAGCGGTTCGCTTTCGTGCGCGGCTTTGGTTCTTTTGCCTGCGCCGGAACCGTCTCCATTTCTTTCTGTTGCTGCGCGGTGATGACGGTAGCCTCGTAGCGTTCGCGGTCAATGATGCAAATATCTCCGCTGGCGTTGCGATGATAGGCGATACCTTCCAGCACCAAATCTCCGCAGTTCGGACACTCGGTCTTGTGGCGCAGACTCATGTGCCACGGACCTGACAGTCCGAAATAGTCCATCGCAAAATGCATCATCGGGGAAATGTTGCCCAACTTGCCTTCGGCGTGCCAACGATGGCCTTCCCTCACCAGAGCATCCATAGTGCGGTCAACGCGGGCGCGGAAGAGTTTGATTTGCGCTTCCAGTTGCGGGTCTTCGGGTTTCAGTTCCGACCAGAAGACGCCAAAAGCGTTCATGTTCATTCCGCTCATGTCGTCGTTGCCGGTAGTCCCCTCGTTCAACTGTGCGCGCCAGTCGGTGCCGGGAAAGCAGTCGGGATTGAGCAAACTGGTTGCATACTTCCGACCATCCGTCTGGTTGTAGTAAAACTCGGCCGTTCCAGGCTTGCAGTAGCGTTCATTCACCAGGCCTGGAAAGGTTTTGACCGAGAACTTTTGCCCTTTGGCGCACGCCTCCACGGTAAAAGCAGGAAACTCCGGAGGCTGATTGCGAACGTGAGACAGTTCGCAGATGTTGTAGATATAGATCGGCGGTTTGGTTTGTACGTTGTCTTGCGTCTTGAGTGTCGGACCTTCGTAGTCGGAATCCTCGACTTGCCCGACTTGCAGCCCGCGCCGATTGGGTTTGAGTCTTGCGGTTACTGGAACAAATGCGGCCATAATTTTCTTTTCTCCCGATTTTTATTTTTCAACGAGCTAACGCGGTTGGGCGATTAGCTACGTGAAAGCCCTTCGTGAAGCGTTTCTTCCCCGCCAATTCGCGCTTCCAAACTTTTTCTATGGCTTCCATCTTGCGATCCAGCAAAGATGTGCGGCAGCCTTGCCGTGAAAACGAGACCGGACCGAAGTAGCTCGGCATATTCGCTTCCATAACGTCGGCAACTTCTTCCACTTCTTTCTTGTGTTGTGCGAGTTTGTTGGCCGCTCTGATAGCCTGCAATTCCTGCTGCGACAGCGCATGGACTTTCACAATCAGCGGAATAATTTTGTCTATCAGGATGTGCGAGAGTGGCATGTGATGGACGATGAGTTCCTGTCCCACGCGCTTGCGAATCGGAACGGTTTCGATAATTCCGGTGTGAGGATTGAGAGAGCGAATCCATTCCGTTACGATCTTGCCTTCGGTCATCTCCTGGCGCATCAACGGTTGCACAATCTCGTACCGGCCACGCCACGGGTACTCGCCTAAGAAATGCATTTTGCTGAAATCGTCCCATGTCTCCCGGTAGTACGAATCTGGCGAACCGTAATGCGCGGGCTGTTTCCAGCGCATGATGACCCAGCACGGCATACCGTGACACTGGTAAATGTCCCTGAAGGCTTTGCGCTCGTTTCCGAAGCGGTCCCGCCAGATATTGCCCATACGGAGAAATTCGGATTGTCCCCAAGCTATCTTGAACAAGGGTTCTCCGAATTGATTTTTTCCAAAGAGTCGTGTGAGACGGTCTTGGAACTCCGGTGGACATTTCCGCCTTTCGTGTCGCTCGGCTTTCATACTTCTTCTGCGACTGCAAAGACTTCATCGGCTTGGACCAGAACCAAGTCCTTTTCGCCCGTCAGTTCCTCGACTGCTGGAATGTCCATCGGGTAGTTGGTGAAGATCACCACATCACCGACTTTGATGTCCCAGGGAATATCATTGCCTTCGCGGTCGCGGCCAGCGCAATTCGAAAGAGCGAATACTATTCCGCGCTGCGAACGATCATCTTTCGTTTCAGGAACGATAACGCCGCCATCGGTAACTTCCTCGCCGCGAATGAATTTCTTTATGACAACCCACCTGTCGCGCGGACGAATCGCGTACTTCTTTGCAACTGCCTCTGCTGTCGCTAATTTCATGTTTTCCCCGATTTAGAATCAGACGGACGGCCCAAGTCCCCTCAAGCCGTCCGCCAGAAAGTTGTTTACGAAGTGACCGAAGGCACTGCGGTGTTCGAAAGAACGCACGCGGCCTTCATGTTGGAATTGAACAGGTTGAGGAACGAGTGGTAGTAGAAAACCGAACTCGTCCGGTAGGTTGTCGTGCTCGTCCCATCGTTCGCGGGAACCGGCATGGTGGTTACGCCATCGCCAAAGTCGTACAAAGAAGGCTCAACGGTTTCGATGATGCCCCAGGTTTCAGGACATACCGCGTCGAGACGGCCTTGCTTGGCTTTGTAGCTGATGTTCAACGGACGGCCACCGTAGGTCACTGGCATGTATTCCTTCGTCATGTCCAGAGCCTTCTCCCCAGGCGGAACGTAGTTCTGCTGGAGGACGTTGGTGTAGAGTTGCGTTACCGCAAGTTCCTGGTCCGCGTTGCAAATCCACTGGAAGTCCTTCGCGTGTTCGTTGTCATCGCCCAAACCGCGCCGGATAAGAATTTGCACTTTGTACGGGTCAGTGGTGTTGATCGGCAAGCCGCCCTTGTTGATGGTCGGAGTGGAAAGCTGACCGGGGTAGGCCGCACGGGAAAGGTTCAAGACCGTTCCTGTGGTTCCCGCAACCTGATAAGTGTAAATACCAGTGATGCCGCTGTTCAGAGCGCCAGACGAGCCCTGAATCATCACGAAGTCACCGGCAGACGTTCCAGCAGGCAAAGCAGTTGAGAAATACACTGTATCCGCAGCGCCATCCACGAAAGAGACGGTCGCGGTTCCGGCGCGAGGTGCTCCACCTTCCGCAGCAAAGAACTGGACGACTTGCTGTTCTTGGAACTGGTTGGCTTGTCCGCCCAAACCGATGATTGAGGAAGTCGAGTTGCCGGTTCCGGTGTTGTTGTTGATCGTGGCGGTCGCGGGAATCTGCACGATAGCGCCAGAGCCATCGCTCAGGAATTGCGAATCCAAACCTTGCATGTAGGAATCGAAAGAGTTCTTCAGTTCCTCTGCACGCAAAGAGATGAGTCCGCGCTTTGGTCCCTGGACCGCGATGCGGGCCAGATAGGTGATTTCGTTGCCGGCGAATGTGCCGACTACGGTCTGGTCTCCAGAAACCCACAAAGAACCAGTGCCGCGATTCAGATTGTCGCCGTCGCCGGTTGCTTGGAAGATTGCCGCGCCAGATTGGATGCGAATGGGAATACGGAATGCGGGACGAGACGTGCCGCCCGCTGCTGTGGTAACTGCGGTCGGATAAGTCTTTGCACCCTTCTTGAAGAAGTTGTAAAGAGTCCGGCCTTTGAAAACGTAATTCGGAATTCCTTTTGCGAAGGCTTCGATTTCGACGCCTTGTACCGCAGCCTCTTGTAGAGGATTAGCCATACACGTATACCTCACACTCAGCTTGACGCCTGCGCTTTGGCACCGCGCGGGTGAGATTTAAGCGTCAGCGATCTACACGAACTCAATCGCGCAGATTCTTACAGCACCCGATATACGTTTGGATTTGTCTCGCCGAAGTCTTATTTTGTTGCGGGGACTCGCGCCCACGATTGTCACGGCTTGACGAATGAGAGGCTACTCTGAAAACTGTAGAGATGGCAAGAACAATTTTATAAGTGAGCGCAAAACCGAAACCCCCATCGGATTCATAAGGTCCGATGAGGGCACGGCACGGTCACAGCGTCTTTTTTGGTTTTCCGTTTACGACAACTGCGTAAGATCGAAGTCCACAGCGGCAGGAGGCGGTGCCGCAATGACCGGAATCGTGAACGTATGTGTGATCGAAGTTCCCGCACTGTTCACGCCAGAAACCGTCAACGGAAATGAAGCCGCAGTATCGCCAGCCGCGACCGCAGCCGTCACGTTGAAAGGATTCGTCGGGTCTGGTGTCAGCGTGACCAGCGTATCAGTCGTAGAGGATGTAGGCCCAGACTGCAAAGGCGCTGCATTCGCTGGAATCAGACTGGCCTGAAATACGCCACTTCCACCTGCTTGTACTCCATTGATAGGCATCGGGGAATCTCCTTGAATTTGAACTAACTGAAAATCAGTGGCCGCAAATAGATGCTTGACCAGAGAGCAAAAACATTCCGCGAATTTCTCAAACGCGGCAGCAATTCTTTCAAGCGCCCGATCTTCTCTCTTGTCGTCGAACATTCCGTTTCATTTAGCCGAAGAAAGTCGAGAGTGTCAAGAAGAACATTCCCATCCAGCCAAGTTTCGCGCGATAGGGTTCAACTGGAGCTGGCCAGCCAAAACCAGCGATAGCGAAAAGCACTAGAGCCAGCACCACGAAAATAAGATGAAGCGGGGCCGAGTTATGTTGTTGGAACATTTCAAACCCTCCATTCAAATCAGTGTGGGGCTGTCACACTTTACTGTCTGTACTGTTTTGCACTCAGTGGTAGTAAACGTACTTCCCGTTTAGGAGATAGGCGTAGCCCTTCATCCAAAGAGAATCCGGTGTTTTCTTCCAGTCAACAGTATCAAACGCGGGAGCTTCCGCAACCCTTACCGCTGCGCCATTGGTCGGAGCCGGTTTTGCTGGAGGCTTTCCGCCAGCCGCAGGTGTGGGCTTGCCGTTAGTGCTCGCCACTCGTCCCAGGTTCGGGTACAAGGTATTTTTGTACTTGCGGAACTCAGCCGGAAGAACTTCCGCAAACTTGGCGCTGATAAATTCCGCCGTGCGCTTGTTGTCTCCCTTTGACCGGATGTTCTGAGCGTTGCGCAGGTAGGTCTTGTCCTCTTTCATTGCCGCCCAGCATTTACGCAAGACGTTCTGCGCGAATTCCCGCTTGCCTTCATGCGTGAGTTTCAGTTCCTTGAAGAACGGGTCGAGCACCTTCGCCATGTGACGATTGTTGAGCACGGTGATTTCATCGCTCAACCTGCGCGTATTTTCTTCGCGCTCTTGTTGCTGTAATCGCTGTTCGCGTTCCTGAAATTCTTTCTCGCGCGGGTCGGGAGCCTTGCTGCGTTCAGTGCCAATCTTTTCCGCGTCTCCGGTAAGTTTGGCGAGCCATTCACCTACTGCGGCGAGAGTGTCATAGGCTTTCTGTCCGTCTCCAGCCTTAATGAACTCCGCGACTTTCAACAGATTACTGTGCAGGCCGACTTGCTGTAACCGTTGCACCATTGGCGCTAGTAATACTTGGTCCAATGCGTTGATGTTCCCGCCTTCGCGGAAAACATCGAGCGCGGCTTCGACCATCTTGACCGTGCTTTCAGGATTGGATTTATACAGGCTTTCGATCAATCCTCGGTCGCCGTTAGAGAATTGCTCGATTTCTTTCCGATAGTCGGAGACTTCTTCCTGCATCGAAGTGATGCCTTCTTCGCCGCCAAGAGATTCGAGCGTGGCTTTGGCTTGGCGTGCATCCTGTACGGTAGGGAATTCTTTTTCATAGGCTTTGAAACGGAAATGTTTGTCGGCAAGATTTTTAGCAGCGTCAGCAAGTACCTTTTGTTGCGCTGGGTCGGTGGACGCCTTCGCCATCTTCTTTAGCGCTGAGATGTTCTCGCTAGTCTGTTTGTCCAGTGTTCGCGCGTCGGTGTCTACTAAATCGCCCTCGCCAGGGTCGCCAGGCAACTCCGTTTCGTCGCCGCCTTCGCCGCCAGTATCGGTTTCCGTCGCTGGCGTTTCACCATCGCCAGGAGTTTCAATAGTTGGAGTTTCAGTTTCTACGGTCGGCGCTTCAGTGGCAGGAGCTATCTCTGTGCTTGGTGCGATTGCGATTTCGTCCATAATTCATTTCCTCCCGATTTGCCCGATTGATTGGAAACACTATACATCAAAAATCTTATTGCGCTGCTGGCAAAGGCGGTTGCGGCGGTGGAGGCGGCAACATGGCGTGAGCCGCAGGTGTCAGCGTGTCAGGCGGTTTCGGCGTCGGCGTGATTCCCGCGTGCTGCAAAACTTGGTCCGCTTCTTGCGGGTCGGGGATGTCTTTATAATTTACAGACACACTCGGTGGCTTGAGTTGTGGAGGTGGCGCATTGGCAGCGGCTTTCTGTTTCGCTGCGTCAACGTGCGCGATGAAGTGCAAACGTACATCCATGTACCCGCGTGAATTATCGTGCTTGGCTTTTCTTCCTTCCGGCGAATTCAAATACTGCCAGCAGGCCATTGCTTCGGTGTCGTGATCTTCAGTTTCTAAATCTACCTCGATAGAAGTTTGCTCTTGCTCTGGTGCGGCTGCTATCTGTGCTTCCGCTTGCTGCGTCAACGCAGGATCAACACCCTTCGCTTTCATCGCAGCGATTTTTTGTTCTGCCTCAACCAGTTGCGGATTCGGAACCGCTCCGGTCTTGAGCATGATTTCAATTTCACCAAGTTGCTTTTCAAAGGACGCCACTTGCGGAATATACAGTTCGTCGAGCGCCACCATACGTTTGAGGAATACCAGATTGGCCGCGTTGAAGAATACCTCCTGCAAAGCGGGATTCTTGGCAGAGCCATCAAGCAATCCCATTAAGCGTTGCTGTTTCTGTGTGTACGTTTCAGGGAAATTCTCATCTGCTTGCGGGAAGCATAGAATATTCGCTTTTAGATCGTTGACTTCCAATCTGATCGCATCGCCACCTGGTACACGTTCGTTGATGCTCTTGTCTCGACACTTGGCTCCCCAGCGTACCGCTTGACGCATGGCGGTTGCTTCCATGTTCTGAAGCGTGTGCCAGGTTGGGCCGATACGTCCTAACGCTTGGTCGCGCT